TTAATTGCCCGAATATTGTCTTCGGAGAGTTTCTGGAAAATGTCCTCTGGAACTTCTGAGGTCAACGTCATGCATTTTATGTAGCCAAGAGTCTCTTCTGTCGTTTTATCATCTTTGCCCAAAAAAGGCTTCTCATAAATTGACTCCCATTTTGACAGTGAGACTAAAGAATGCTCTAAGTCTAAAGTTACGTCTCCTTTGGTGACGAACTCTTCTGTCGTTTCGTCAAACATTTCGACGCCGGGAACAATGATAGTGAGCATTCTTTAGTCTCCCATCAAGAAATTACGGTCCAAACAGTGCGATAACCGCATCCGGAGTCGGAAGGGCAGCCGCAAGAGTTGAGCCATACAGCAGTGCCTCGAGTGCGGTCAGATCCGCTTCGTCCACCACAGTAGAATCGATCACGATCAGCGAGGTGGGCTTGAGATCCGTAACAGGAACCGGAGTAGTCGTGATCTCCCAGCTGAAGGAGATAGCCTCCGGCGAGTCATTAATTGTGGCATAGGCCTTCTCCGAAGGAGCAGCCTGGGCGCCATAGATGAGATGCAGCTTGTAACCGAAGTCCGTTCCGTCCACATCGTTACCGACTCTGGTACGGAAGCTCAGACCGAACGTCTTTCGGGCCTGCTGACCAACAGCCACGCCAGGAGCAGGAAGGGCCGTACCATCGCACTGGCCGAACTCTTCCGGATAGGTGAACGCTTCGATCGTTCCACCAAACTCCTCTGCGGAGATGATGTTCAGATACTTGATATTGTCCGCATACTGCGGAGAAGCTTCAGCACCAGACGGCGATTCGGTAATAGTCGTGAGCCCATTCCAGGCATAACCGGTATTGTAAACACCGGAAGGGTCTGGAAGATACAGAACGCCACGATCTACACCGGTCTCATAGATTTTCTCGCCGACCTGATCCCAGGTCAAAGGAGGCATCTTCGTCCTTTCATTTAGAAGTACACGTTATAGACATCATGATTTAGATCATCAGCTGTATAAAATCGATTAAACAAACTCATGGGCATATTCGCCACCTTAAGTGGGATCTCGCTATCCGGATTTTGATCAATGACCGTGATTGCGTAACGAATCGTGAATTTATAGGTGAGGTCATCCGCAAATTTAGTGTCCGCAGAGTCACGCGCATATACAATACAGGGATATTGTATTTTAGTGTTAGTTGGAGGCTGAAAATACACATTCGGAGTAAACGTTTCAAGGAGTGATTGCAACATCAGGCGTGGGGCCATTGTACACCTCCCCCAAACGCAGAAGAAGGCGAGGGCTCACGACTTCGACAGTTGTCACTGTCCATAGAACCCCCGCCCACTCCACATAACGAATGGCAAAGAAGTGATCGTTAGCATATGCGTCGGCCACAATGCTGATTGAATTTTGGACACTGAGATCTTTATTAAGTTGTTCACCGTCACGAAGATTTCTTGCATTTCGAATAACATCTCCGTAATATAATCTTTCTGTGATCTCGTCACTCCACGCACCAGGCGCATTTTCTACAGATTCACCATACCCGATACGACCATAGAACCTTGCCATGAAGGACCTACCTTACGCTTCGTACGTGAACGTCCACTGATCGTCCTGGTTGCTCTCGAAGAAGTACGCACCCGACGAAGGAGTGGCCTCGACCGTGAGCGACTGACCAGCGGTCAGCGTAATCGGAGAACCCGTGGTAAGCGTAGCGCCGGTTCCCTTGTTCTTGTAGACAACACCCGTCGTGGTCGGCACAGTCACGACGTTAGCCGCGAAGGCCGGCTCGACCGGCGTAACCTCAACAGCACCGCCAGCTGCCTTCTTGATGACAACAGCCGACCGCAGCTTAGTAAGAGCACCCGAGAGACGAGTCTCGTACAGGTACTTGTACTGGTTGTAGTCGATGTCGAAGTCGTCGAAGAAGTTGACGTCGCCGCCCCGATCGGTACCGACAGTGTAGTCTCTCAGATTCACGACAATACCGACGAGATCGGCTTCGCTCTCCATGACCTCGACCGTAACGATGGCCGAGACACCCATCTCCGAAGCAAGCTCTGCCGGAGTCTTCCACAGACGATGCAGGAACTGATCACGAGTGAGAAGGAGCTTCGTGAGAGTAGACAGCGTCGTGTAGAACACCGGAGAACCCGAGCCCTTGTAGTAGCTCATGCCCTCGACAATGGCGTCCACCATATCGGTCGCTTCTGCAGAATCATCGACCGTAACCGTTGCGGCATAGAGGTCGTGATCGTGAAGAATAGACCGAATACCCGCACCCTCCAGGGCACCCATCGGGTCCTTGATCTTATCTTCGTCGTCGATCAGACGTCCGTCGCCGATGAGGATTGCTCGAGCAAGCTCTTCCTCCAGCATGAGACGCATCTCAGCCTTGAGCCACACCACAACATCGAAGTCCGTGATGTCGATGATGTCGTCACGATCGAGCTTCTGCTTCTTGTAGACCGTGCTCGGTGTGGTAACACGCTTCGAAACACCGAACCACTCTTCCTTCTTCAGATTACCCTTGATGTAACCACGAGCGCGGGCATCGTCGTAGGTGAGGTCGGCCATGATTGACTTGATGCGCGAGAACGGGGACTTTCTCGTTGCGGCGAGAACATCAGCAACCCACTCGATTCGACGACTGTCGAACTCTGGCGTGTCGGTGACGTTACGAGCATCGGGGAAGAGAACGTCGATATTCTCGATACCATGCTTGAACGCATAGTCTTCGACGGCCTCTTTCAACGAGCCGAACTTCTTTGCCTCCGAAACGATACCCGCAAGGGCGTCGTGCGAGAGAGCATGCTCGTTCTCCTCTTTGCCTCCGTTCTGCTGCTCGAAGACATTACGCGTCATGTGACGTCCTTCCTTTTCATTATCGTCATCACCATGGACAAGATCAGCCGGATCTGGCTTATTATTCGGATCATCATTTGAATCATCGTCTGCCGAATGCTCGACAGAGTCCTCCAAAGCAGCGCCGACCATAAATGCGACGACATCCTTCTGCTGAGGAGTCATGGCATCATAAACTTCCTGAACCGTGGGCTCCTCTGCCGAATGCTCGACAGAATCGTCATCGGCATCGTCATCGGGATCAGGAGAAGTATCGTCCGGCGTCTCCTCTTCCCCATGAACAAGCGTCAGTCCAGTGTAAATGATTGCTTCATCTTCCAGAGTGACCAGATCGCCATCACCATGGGCAAGCGTAATGTTGTCGATAAGTGCGCCAGGATTAGCACCCGACAGTACGAGACTCAGCTCTCGAATAACGCCATGGAAGACTTGCTTTGATCGCTCGACAAGTCCGTTGGCATAAATAGACAATGACGAAATGTCTCCGTGCTGGACGAGTGTCTTGGCATTCTTTGCCGAATCGGTATCGTTGAAGAAACCGAAAGCGTAAACGCCCTCTTCACCACGATTCTCTAGAACAGCGTGCCCAAGCACATTGGCTGGCTCATTGTGATTATGCTGCCAAACCAGAGGAACGATCGCCTGATCTTGATGTTTAAAGGCGTCTGGCATGATAATCCGACCATCGGAGCACTTGAGTCCAACCTTTGTGGCCCAGCCGCTGAAGTCAGGCTTAGCCTCTACTCCCATTTTGAACGTCCTTCCCGGATTTTGTAACTAGAATAGGCGCTAGGTCAACCTTTGACAAAGGTTCATTCGACGAAGCTCCATTAGTTCCCGTACGATCTGGATTAGCTGATGGCATATTGCTATTAACCAGCGTGTCGGCTTTGGGATCCTTATGAGGAGCCAAACCAACCACTTGCCGCATCTCATTCGACGTCATAATCTCATTGCGCGTAAATTTGTCAGCAATCTCGGCAATGTTCTCAATCGGGACCAAGCGGAATGGATCTCGAAAGAACTGAATTTGTTGCCGTTGTGTTCGCGCAGTTTTGGTTAAGAAAGTACGTCGCATAGATTCAACCATAGCCGTAAGAACTGGTTCAATAGTTCGATTCCAATAATTCAACATAGCTTTTTCATCAGCTGTACCATTCATAACTTCTTCGGTTATTCCTAGCTGACCATAAAGCATTTCGGTCAGATACTCAATCTGAGACATAAGGTTGTTCTCGGCCGGACGATTTAGCTGAGTAATCTTCTCCGTTCCGTCCGTATAGGCAATACCATACTGGCTGCCCTTAAGTTGGAATTCAATATCCGAACGACGCTGCTCGGCTTGTTGCCTACGAGCTTCAGACTTGATTACGTACGGAAGCTGAATGATAATATCGAGCTTTCCAGAAGCTGATTGTTCGTCAATAGAATCCAACAAATTAAGTTTGAGGAGAAGACGCTGTAGCGTTGAATTTTGCTCGTTCATCACCGCATACAACGGATTTTCCACAATAGCTACAGTAGATTTATGAAGAGTAAGCTCCTGCCTCTGGGCAATTGCCTCGTTATACACACTTACGCGCACGTGATATGGCTGC